CAAATTAAAGAACCCTGAGAAATATGTTGGTGACAAGGACAACGTAGTATATCGTTCATTATGGGAACGTAGAATGATGAGTTATTTTGACCAGACCGACAATATCGTCAGGTGGGCATCCGAACCCTTTCCCATACCATATTATAACAACATCAAGGGTCGCATTGCAAGGTATTTTCCAGATTTTCTGATACAATCCATAGACAAAAATGGGCAGAAGCAGACAACCCTCATAGAAGTCAAACCACATAGTGAGACTGTGGAGCCTAGAAAGCGCAAACGGCAAACCAAGAAATATCTAAGAGAAGTTCTCACATATGATATAAATAGAAGCAAATGGGAATCAGCAGAAAAATACTGTGAGAGGAAAAACTGGCAATGGTTAATCATAACAGAAAAAGACGTAAATTTCAATGGTAGCTTATGTCTTTGATAAACTACTAGCCCAAGGCGTTAGAGCAGGTCAGATACCTGCTAGGACACAGGAAGCAAGAGACTGGTATAGGGATGAAGCGGAGCGGACAACCGTTACGCAGGCACAGGTGATGAAACCAGAAGATAAGGCACGATTTAGGGGAAAACACATAATTGGCGAAATGTATATGTTCCAGTACAATCCGAAATGGAAAAAGACACTGCCATATTATGATATTTTTCCTTGCGTCTTTCCAATAGACGATGCGCCTGGCGGATTTTTGGGGATCAATATGCATTATTTACCACTTAAGATGCGGGCATTGCTTATGGATGCGTTATATGGTGTAACAACAAATAAGAAATATGACAACAAAACAAAACTTAGACTATCATATGACCTACTTAATGGCGCTTCCAAATTTAGATGGTTCAAACCATGCATTAAACACTATTTGAAAAGTCAGATGAACTCCAGACTCTTGAACATCTCGGCTTCTGAATGGGATATAGCCATATTTTTACCACTTGCAAGATTCAAGAAAGCAACACAACAGCAAGTTTGGAAAGAATCACAACAAATTATCAAAGGAAGAAAGTAATGGCGTTCAACATAACCAACTTCTTAAGCAACGTAAATAAATTTGGTATCGCTAAAACAAACATGTTTGAGGTGTTTATTGGACCAGCAACAATGCCTAATATTGGACCTCTAAACCAAATGGCAGAGGCTTCTGGTGGTACATATCCTAGTTCTGATGATTTTTTGAACTTTCGGTGTGAATCAGTTGAGTTTCCAGGTCGTGGGGCCAGTGTAATCACTCATAGAGTGTATGGTCCTTTACACCAAGTACCGTATAATATAACGGTATCTCCTATAGTTATGACCTTTCTACTTAGTACTGCTTTGAGAGAAAAAGTGTTTTTTGAATCATGGATGGAATATATTTGTGGATTAGATAATGTAGGACAAGGACCTGCACCCAAATATAATGCTCGTTATTACGATGATTATAAAGCAGACATCATAATTTCTCAATATGAGCCCGCCAACCAAACCAAAGTCTATAGTGCAAAACTTTGTGAAGCATTTCCTCTTAATGTTAATCCATTATCAGCGAATAGAACAGACACAAATACAGCTATGAAACTAACAGTTCAATTTGCATATAAAAGGTGGGAAAGGGACCAAAGCTGGAAGAATCTTTCTTTTGAATCTAGACCGATGCAAACTTTACCAGCTCTTGCATCTGCTGGAAGTGCTATAGCAGGTGCATTTGCTTCTAAAATGTCCCCAGGAGTGGCTCAAGCTTTGGGGGCTGCAACAGGTGTACCAGCTGCGGCTCATAATATATCGAACTTTTTGAACGCACAATAACCTATTATCATTATAAGGAGTGATTATGACATTACCACAATTAACAACACCAACATTTGATTTAGAATTGCCTTCAACGAAAGAGAAGGTTAAATTCAGGCCATTCTTAGTTAAGGAAGAAAAGGTTTTCCTTATTGCTATGGAATCAAGAGATGAAAATGATATTCTCAATGCTGTAAGAACTACACTCAAAAATTGTATTATGACAGAAGGTATTGATGTAGAATCCTTACCATCTTTTGACATTGAATATCTTTTTTTGAACATTAGAGGCAAATCTGTTGGTGAAATTATAGACCTTCAAGTTCGCCATCCTGACGAGAAGAATAGTAAAGGTGAAGAATGTAAACATCTTGAAGACATTAAAATCAATATCAATGACATCAAAGTTACTTATCCTGAAGGTCATGAGAAAAACATTCTATTGTCACCAGAAAAGAACATTGGTCTTGTGATGAAGTATCCTACTATTGCGGTACTTGAATTATTCAAAACAAAGGACAACGAAGTTAAACAACTGTTTGAAATGGTCATTTCGTGTATTGATAAGATATGGGAAGGCGATAATGTTTATGAATCAACAGAATATACACGGGACGAAATGTCCTCCTTCTTGGAGAGCTGTACGAACAAACAATTTGAACAGATTAATGAATTTTTTGTGACTATGCCATCATTAAAACACAACATTTCTTATATCTGTAGTAGTTGTAAAGACACCAATAGCATAGATTTGGAGGGTCTCCAAGATTTTTTTACATAGGCCTTTCACATGAAAGTTTAGCTAACCATTATCACACTAACTTTGGACTTATGCAGCATCATAAATACTCCTTAACAGAGTTAGATAACATGATACCATTTGAAAGGCACATATATGTAGATTTGTTGTTGCAACACCTTAAGGAAGAAAAAGAAGAAAGAGAAAGGGAATCTAAAAAGTAAATGGTCGACTCCAGCGGCACTCCTCCTAAACCACCTACACCACCTGGTCCTAAATCTGGGCCAGCTACCCCTCCCGCCCCGGCGGCGACCCCTCCCGCCCCGCCGGCGACCGATCCCAAGGAAATGGGCGAAGCCGTGGAGAAAGGCGCGAAGAAAGGCGCGAAGGAAGGCGCGAAGGAAGGCGCGAAGGAAGGCGCGAAGGAAGGCATGGAGAAAAGTAATGAAAGAGAAAAGTCAGATAAACCAGTTACACCTGGTCCTGATGAAAACGAAGAAAAGTTGCATGGGAAAATAAATAAACTTATTGATGCGATGGCGGAACATGCAGACAAGATAATGACTGGGTTTGCGGCCATGGTTAGCGGCGGAAGTCCTCTAGCAATGTTAATAGGCAAAGGCGTCGGCGATGCCACCAAAAAAATGGTAGGGTGGCTAAAACCTGGAAAGAAAAAGAAACCAAAATCTTCCAAAGCAGAAGAAGACACTTATAAGATATTACGCGGGTTTCAAGAGGGTGCTAAAGAAGATGCAGCCAAGGCCAGGGAATTGGCCGCGGCCGGGATAGGGAAATTAGATAGCATATTTGGTAGTCATTTGAGGAAAGGCCAAGAGACAGCGAAAAAAATTGGTTCCAATATCTCTAAACATTTTGAGGGCGTTAAAAATATATTAAAAAAGGGTGTAGAAGCCACGAAACAGGGTGTAGCAAACGCTACGAAGATTGCAAGAAAACAATTAGAGCAATCAAAATTAGCCCGGTTCGCTAAAAAAGTCCCCGGCGGAGGTATAGCAAAGGCGACTGGTAAAGCCGTTGGGGCTGGCCTTAAAAAAATAAAAGGCATGTTCAGTCTCAAAAAAATGGCGCTAATGTTACTTATTCCCCTCCTATTGGCATTTTTTAACAGTAAATATTTTAAACAAATGATGGTCTGGGTAAAAGAGAAATTGATACCCACCTTAAAAAAGTGGTGGTATGAGAAAATTAAACCTACCCTTAAAGCAATATGGGAATGGTGCCAGAATAAGGCCTTTCCAGCACTTTTGACCTGGTGGGATGATACCATGACCAGCCTTACAACAATGTTTGAAAACATTAAGAAAAGGTTTGCAGGTTGGGGTGAGATGGATTGGGGTGAAAGGATTGCAGCTATATTGGGATTCTTTAAAGAGATAGGTGCAGCTGTTGGTCGAGCAGTTCGGGCCGGACTAAAAGCGTTACTAAGCATGTTTGGTGTAGATGGTGAATCATTCATGGCAAAATATTGGGACCCAATAGCCGAATGGTTCAGTAAACTTATAGAATCCGTGATTTTAATTTTCAAAGATCCGATGGCAGGCCTAAAATCCTTCTTCTCGACACTATTGGACGGCTACAAAAATGTTTTAACCTGGATATGGAATATAGCCCTTAAACCATTACTGAACGGCATTGGAAATTTCTTTACGGGTATATGGGAGGGAATGAAGAAGAAACTTACAGAGTTCGATCTTTGGAAAACCATTTCAGATGGTTTCAATAGTCTGTGGGAGATTATAACAGGATGGTTTGATATTGATTGGAAAGCCGCGCTAGGTAAGTTATTCGGGTGGTTACCTGATAAAGTTAAGAACTTATTCGGCATCGGCAGTCCAGATGATAAAGAAAAAGCATCCCCTGGAACTGTACCATCCGATCACTATAGTAAGGAGGAGCTGCAAGAAGTAGAAAAACGGGCTAATCAAATGGCCCGAAATGCTGAACTACAAAAGCAAAAAGATAAAAATGCGGCATTCAATAGTACGGTTAAAGACGTCTATACGACCGCCAAGGAGTTTATGACCGGAAAAGGACCAAAAATTCCTATTGATGAATTAATCCCGGTGCCATTGATGGAAAGAGGAGGAAGGGCGCCTACAGCAGTGTCAGATGCAACTAAAGAAGCGCAAACAGCTGGTGCGGCGGGCGGCAATCTTGTTGTCTCCAGTACGCCGATTGACCAATCAAGTACTTCCGTTGCTGTTCATCAAGGAGAACACACAACGGTTCTCCCCACACCGAGAATCAATAGCACCGTCAGCGAGATGAATTCTTTTGGCCAGACCACTAATCCACTAATAACATAAAAAAGACCCCAGGATTTAAATCCTGGGGTCAAGTCAAAGTGATGATTTTTATATTAGAGGAGAACTAATCATCACTTTCGTCATCTTCCTGACCTAGTTTCTCAAAAAATCCCATT